TAATCCATAACAACCTCAAAGTTTTGTAGGGTTGCTGGATCTTCTCTAAAATCTGTAACAGTATAAGATGGTCTTTCATTAGACATCCTAAACTTACCAAAGTCTAAGAAGTATTGAGAGTAGTCTTCTTGTTTTTCTTTTGGCTTTTCTACAGACTCAGCAATATAATCGTCTAGTGTGGTGGGTTTATACATTTAAAATACTCTTAGTAGGGGCCGCGCATCAGCGTTTTATTTGTGGGGCTGGCATCAAGAAAGAACTGCCTTTCTTGCTCCCCTTTAGTTTTTCTGATATTAGCAAGCATTTCTGCTCTAGCTTCTGCGTTGTTTTGAATGTATTCATTAAAAGACATATTCTCAGGAATTTCTCTTAGAGCCTGTTTATTTTTAAATGCTAGTCTAGACTCAGCCTGCGCTCTCGCTATTTCTAGAGCTTCTAGAATTGGAGTTTTTCCAACCGTAGCATCGGCAATATCCGTCCCAAAAAAACGGCTTCTGTCTGCCCTTTCTACAAAATTAATAGTCTCTTCTATACGTGCGGGGCTTGTAGCCGCAGGCAGTTGTTGTTCCAGAAAGGCCTGCATACGTTCATCTATTTGAACTCTAAACTCTTCTGGAATATCTTCAACAGAACCATACTCTTCAGTAGCCGCCATAAGAGTCAATATAGGATTATCAGTTGTAAACCGCTGTATTGCGTTGCTTTTAGATAATCTAAATCTATTATCATTATTTTCTACATCAATTAAAATAGCCCTTGCCGCAATAGACTTTATCCGCTCATCAGTTATGATGGAAGTATCAGAATAAGAATTACGCAGGCCCGTTTCAAACTGGTTCATAGTACTTGCTAACTCACCCCTAAAAGCCTTGGTAAGTTCTGAATCGCCCGGAACCTGCCTATTTTCTAGAAGATCGGATAGCTTCTTTCGCGTATCAGCATCAAGAATACCCTGCATTTTAGCGATATAGTCGGTTGCCCCCTGCCCCCTCAAACCAGTACCACCAAAAGCTTGTGCAGTTTCAGGAGACATAAAATCTGTAAGATCTGTAATCGGCCTTATTCTTGCAGGGCTACCGTCAGGACTTTCTTCTACAATTGCGGTTACGGTAGTACCGTCAGGCATTTTAAAATCTCTAAACTTGCTTTTTAATGTAAGCTTCCTTAGCTTTTCTTTATTTTTTGGATCGCTTTCCCACTGTGCGACATTATCGGCTACCAAGGCGCTACCTGTTTTAGTATAGTACTTATCAAAATTCTCTTGAAATTCTTTAGAAGTTCTATAAATTTCTGATGATGTAACACTACGATATAATGCCCCGTCTGTATTACGATCATCTTCATCTAAAAAATAAGACGTAATCTTTCTCATGCCTCGACCCATTACACCCAGATCAACACCAGAAGCATCTCGTAAAGACTTTGCATAGGCTAAACGATCACCGCCTGTAGTTGTAAGGACACTTTGTGCGTAGCCTAACTGCTCATCAAAAGCATTGATGTAGTCTCCTACACTTTCAGCCGCCATTTTCTGTGCGAGCTTGCCAACATCAGCTTGATTATAGTACTTATTATCTTTACTAAGATTAGTATTTAATTTAGCCGTGTATAGCTGAGTAAGTTCATTAAGAAAGTAAGCCTCTTTACCGCCCTCATAGCTTGATGCTAGTTTGCCTCTTTCAGCAACTTTTTGGGCCTTGTCAACAGCAGAACGTACAATAGACCTTTCACCAAGAACACTTTCTTGATTCATAAATCTATTATACTTTTCTTCTTGTCGGCCCTGCATAACATTACCAATTACTTGGCCTGCAAGATTAAAAAGCATACCCGTAGTATCGTTTCTTCCTTGCCGTCTGCGGTTTTGACGAGTCTCTTGTAAAAGCGACTGTGCGTTCTCTAAAGGGTTTTGAGTAAAATCAATCATTATTATCCACCTGTATTATCTGAAAGATTACCTTCTTGTGGCCCCATGTTCTTAGACAACAAACTGTCAACTGTTTCTTGAGGTATTGCCTCAATCTGTGCTTGCATCCGTTGGTCTAAGCTTGGCATAGCTTTTTTAGTTTGTTCCAGATCTGTCTGTACTTGACGGCCTTTTACTTCTGCAAAGGATGAGCCAAGAGACTCTTCTTCATCTAGGTCATCTTCTAAATCATCTCTAAAGAATGTCGGATCTATATCAGCCCTTTCGCACAGCGCCAAGAAAATATATGTTGTTGGCTCAATCAAAAGATTCATTAATTGAAATGACCACTTACCTTCGTAAAAGCCGCCAAACAAAACAGTTTGAACAACTTCCATAAGCGGAAAACCATCAGCCATTAACTTAATTAACCTAGAATAATTTCCTTCTTCAATAGCATTTTCAAAGATATAGTTCAAAGCCTTATGAAGATTTGTAAACTCTGGAGGTCTATCATGGGGCATAGGATTGTCTGGGTCTGTAGTCAGACTCATTCCCGCTACAGGAAACCTACGCTCTAAGTTAATGTTTAGAATATCTTCGTTCATTGATTCAACTCCTGATAAGCCATTGAAAGCCCAGCCTGTAAGCTAGGAGCGCCATAATATCCTTCAGCATAAATGTTGTTATAGTTTGAATTTAAAATATCGTCTTGGATTTGATTGAAGTAGTCCCAACCTGATGCGGGTGTTAGATTAGCAGTTGATAGTCCGGGGGAAGTTTGAACAGGCCCCGGTTGCATAGAACTATAATCAACAAACTGTAGCATAGGGTTTTGTACATTTTTCATCATGTCTTCTTGTTTCTTCCGTATATCCCTTGCTTCTACATATTGCTGGGCTATATTAACTGCCCCCGCTGTAGACAATTCAACGCCTTGGCTGGCTAATACATCTTTAGCTTTTACGCCTAGTTGTGCGGCCTTAGACATAGGAGCTACTTCTGTAACAGGAGCGCCTAGAAGACTTTCTGGGGTGGTCTGAGTAATAGCATCTCCGGGTTGTAATTTTATACCGCCGCCTTCTACAATTGTACTGCCTGTTGTGCCAACGGGACTAGCTAAAGCACCTGTTTGTTCAGGGGCTAGTGCGGCAAAAGCACCTTCTTGCTGTACAGGAGAAGCATCAATTAACATTTCTCCTTCAGACATTACGGCACTAGGTGGAGACATTTTATCTAGTCCAAATTTATTCATAGAGGAATCAAACGTAGACTTAGAAAACAAATTACCTAAACTGTCGCCTGCATTGCTCCAAGCATTTTGAGTAGCGTCCCACGCACTTGAAAAAGTTTTACTAGTAATATCAATTTTACCGCCTGTAATACCTTTAATAAAATCTCCAGCGCCCGGTATTGTATTGACAGTAGCTCCCACCATATTCCCAATAGTGTCTGTAACAGCAGACGTTACTGACTTGAACGCTGATCCAACACGAGTACCTACCTTAACTGCGGCATTAAGAAAGTGTCCAGCACCTTTAATAGCAGAGCCTAAGAACCCACCGACCTGTGTACCCATCATGCCGGTGGCTAGTCCTCCTAATGCCGGTAGCGCATAGGGCATAATAAGCGCCAAACCTAATTGGCCTACAATGCCAATCTTGCCCATGAACTTACCAACCTTTTTGAAGACACTTTTGACTGCCTTACCGATTTTCTTAAAGACCTTTTTAATGCCTTTAAAAATCTTTTTAAAGAATCCCATAATTAAGGCCCTCCAGCGCCGCCTGAAAATATGCCTGAAGCAAGTTGCAACAAGTTATTAATATTAGTATTTGACTCACTACTAGCGGCTGTTTCATTACCAATTGCCGCAATGTAAAGTTGTGTGTTTAATGCTTTATCGTTTTCAAAAGACTGCCTTAAATATGCCGACTCATCTCTAGCCGCTAAAAGGCCTGACTCATAACTCATTGCAGTCAACTGAAACTGTTGTTGAGCATTCAGTTTATTCATTTCATTTTCAGCGGCAGTGTTCATCATGTTTGTTTTACGTTCATATTCAACAGCAGACTGAGAAACAATAAAAGCATTTTGAGCATTAAACTGTTCGCGGTTTGCGGCTATCTGGGCGTTTGCAATTGAAGCCGCAGATGATGCTCTAATACCAGCGGCTTCCACAGCCGCACTAGCGCCTATTCCAGCACTTTGTACTTGAGCATCAGCACCAATCTGAGTAGTTGTTATGCGTGTTTCTGCATCTAAGTCAGCAAGCTTTTGTCTATTAAGTGCATCAGCATTGTACTGCGACATAGCATTTGCTTGTTGAGCATTAAACTGTCTTATTTGTGCCGCCAGACTTTCATTAAATTGATTAATTTGATTTGTACTTTGAGCATTAAATTGTTTTGATGCGTTGTCCATAGACTGATTAGACAACAAAGTTTGTTGCATCATTTGAGCATCAAGTACTGCCGCCTGTTGACGGTTGTTTAAGTTTGTCATGTCCATCTGCAAAAAGGCTTGAGCATTTTGAGAGGCAATTCTTGTTTGGTTATTAGCATTAGTAAGATCTAAAGACGCCATTGCCGCCGCATTTTGCATAGCCGCCTGTTGACGATTATTTAAATCTTGCATAGTCATAGACTGCATAAACTTGCTGTTAGCCATAGCAACCTGTTGTTCTGCACTAAACTGCGCCAGATCCACTTTTGCAACCATTGAAGCATTTTGAACAGCACGTTGTTGATCTACACTTAATTGAGCAAGATTCATTTGACTTGCAATCTGAGCCTGAAGCATATTAGTCTTCATACGAGAATCAAGATTTGCAAGTCTTGTTTGTTGTTCGGCCGTCAGATTTTCTGAGCTTGCTTGATTCAAAGCAGTCAGATTTGCAAGTTCCATTTGCTGTTCGTTACTAAGGTTTGCCAACTCCATCTGTTGCTTGAAGCCTGCATTCTTAGCAAGAAAGTCTGCGGCAGTTTGCATCTCAACAAGCCGTGACTGATTCTCAGCAGACATATTCGCCGCATTAGTTTGAAACTCAAACTGAAGATTAGCTAATTCAGTCTGCTGTTCGTTACCCAAGTTTTGAGCATTGATGGCCTGCTGGTTTTGAACATTCTGTACTGCTGATTGTTGACGATTCTGAAGGTTCGCCATTCTAGTCTGTTGTGCTTGAGCCGCAGTAGCAATCATTGCGTCCTGTGCAAACTGACTCTGAAGCACTGACATTTGCTGTGCCATCTGAGCCGTCTGAGAGGCCGCTGTCTGACGATTAGCGGTGTTTTGTAGCCTCCGCTGTGCGTCTAAGTTAGCTTGCTGTACATTGGCTTGTTGCTCGTTTGAGAGGTTCTGAGCAGACCTTTGCTGTAGTGCTTGTGCATTAGACTGAGCAATAGGCATAGCACTTTGAATAATAGAATTTAAAAGTGCATCACGGCCTACGGTAGAAGCCGTCAAGCCTCTTTGCTCTAACATCCTATTTACTTGTTCTACTGCTGGTCTAGCCCATACAGGAACTTCACCATCTTCAATGCCTCCAAGCAGTGTCTCCATCTGTGAAGATACAAGAGCCTCTGTCGGTAAAGCCGCTACAGCCGCTTGTATTTCTATAGGTTCGTCATCTATTTGAGCTTCAACAGTTTGAGGATCTTCAACGATGGTTGCGCTAATTTCTGGAGGAAGTTCTCCAACTTCTGCAACCATGTCTGCCGCCGCACCTTTAGCCGCTGTGCCTTTTACTGTACGAACCTGTGCGGCCTCATAATTTAAAGTTTCTAAAATCTGAGCGGCTTCTGCATCTTCAGCGGCTTTTCCAATAATTGCTCTACGTTGAGCAACTTCTGCTTCTTTTGTAGGTGCAACCTCTGTAGTCTTGCCCGTGACTTTATCAACATAAGCACCGTCAGAAATTCTGTACTGTGCGGCTACTGCTAGTGCCGCCTGCTCTTGTGTGGCATCTCTTCCTGCCGCTACAGCCCTTTCAGTTAAAGTCTGTGGTTGAAACTGAGCAATAGCGCCTTCGCTGAGTGTGCCTTGCTGTGCTTCGATAGTTGGTACATCTGCCTCATCAATAAGTGTTGCATCATACGTATCGACTTCTACAGTATTAGGCGCATCTACGTCTGTAAGTCCAGCTTGAGCAACACCTGACTCTGTAAGTGTTGGGTCTACGCTAGGCGGTGTTGGTTCAACAGGTATTGTTACTTCTGTTGGAGGCGGCGGCATCACAGTGCTTGTTTCTGGCGATGCTGGCCTTGGCCCCCCCGTTGTGGGTATTCGAGCGCCCTGTTGCATTCCGGGAGGCGGCGGCGTCACAGTGCTTGTTTCTGGTGGCCTTGGCCTTGGCCTTGGCCCTGCTGTTGTAGGTAATAGAGCGCCTTGTTGCATTCCGGGTGGGGGAGGCATAGACGCATCTTTTTTACTTTGTTCGACCTGTAATTTTTTCATATCTGCGATTGCTTGAGGACTCATCATCCTACCGCCTGTTTGAGCCGCATAACGAATACCGCCTTTTCTAGCACCTTCACGACCTTCTTTGTCTTTATCTTTATCTTCTTTTGTTTCAATAAAAACTTTAGATTCGTCTAGGATCGCTTCTTCTGGAATAGGCTGACTTGGAATTGTTTCATATTTAATTGGTTCAGTTTTTTCAATAACTGGCACTGGTATATCAGAAGGCTTGGTTGCAAAACCCTTTGCAGGATCATAGCCAATAGAGCCTCTTTTATCAGAAGTAAATTTGGCGGGGTCAAATCCAGCTTGTCCTGCTCGTATAGTCATTCCAGCATCTCTTAAATCTGCAAACTCTTCACCGGAAACAACGCCATCTTGATTTATATCAAAACCTTTATCTAAAGACGCTTGTTGATTCGCTATAGCTTCATCTTTAGTCATACCTTGTCTATCTATTAATTGCTGAATACGTTCTTCTTGTGTTAAAGTAGCATAGTCAGTAGGATCAAAGCCTGAAAGATTAGGCGTGTAGTCACCCTTATTCCCAGTGATTGGTGTAATACCACTACCACTACCACCGACATTTTGACCAATAGTATCCAACCACTGCTGGTAAGTACCTTTGTTTCCTACTTCAAGCCAGCCTTGGTAAGCGGCTCTCATTATACCGTCTCCCCCCGGCATTCCACCAACGGGGTAACCTTCGCGCCTTGGCTTTCGGGTTTTATAAACCTTTCTACGATTCTTTCTTTTTGTTCGCGCCATTTATATATTCCTCAGTACGACCAGATTGCAGGAGATGGAAAAACTTCTTCTGCCATATCTAAGTGTATAAATCGTCCTTTTCCTTTTTGATTAACACCTATTCTTTTTACACCATGCTTTATGGCGACCTCAAGAACCTTTAAAGCTTTATCTCCGCTTACAGCTATATCAACTGCACACCCTGTTGTATGTGCGCCTACGCGACTTTTAGAAGCCTCTATAGGGTGTTCAACACACCTGTAACCAGAGCTAATAACAAAAGGAAAATTACATTCTTCTCTAATGCTATTTAAAACCTTTAAAAATTCGTCATCAAACTTATAAGTACCGCAGTGTTGACAACTCAACTCTTCTTTTGTAAAGTAACTCATTCTAGTCTCTAGCGACTTTTTTAGTTTTCTCTACAGTTCTCATAGCTCCTAAGCCCAACATACCTAAAAGTACTGGCATCATTTCAGAGATATCTAAATTAGGCATGACAACATCTATACCAGCCAAAGCACAACCAAAGTTACCGATAGGCACGATAATAAAATTAAACCCCATACCGGCAACACAAATCCAACCTGTCGCTGGACGCCATCCAGACACAAAGATACTAGAGTGTTTAGCTTCTTCACGATTAATTGATATTTGTTCTTTAGCCAATTCATGGGCGTGTCTTGTAGCCATTGTAGAAATTTCATGAGCCAACCTCGCTTTTTCATCCGCATCAGGAATGAACTTGTCTAAAAGGCCCGAAATCGGGCCTACTAGCATTTCTAACATTTTACTCAGCCTTCCCAGCGAGCATCGTTTTCGTCGTAAACACCATCACTATTGGTGTCACAGAACCTTTGCCACGCCTGCATATTAAACGTGTAACCTTCGTGCCACGGCACATAGGCTTCGCACCATGCGTGTGACCCTACCGTCATATCGTCAGTTCCGTCTTCATCTGGAACATAATCACGCGTTGACCAAGGCTTTTGAGCATAAAATAAAGTATTTTTGTTATTCATTAATTTACGCGTAAACAAAGTACTAGCTTCACTAGCGATGTAAATCTCTTGACCATCTTCTAGAGTATATGTAGAACCATCATCATAGTTGATAACAGTTTCTGCATACGCAGAGCCTACAAAGAAAGCTAAAAACATAAGAAAGTATTTCATAAAATTTTCTCCTATTTAAACATATAAACAACCACAGAGGCTGTTGCTGTAATAATAACCCAAAACAAGCGTTCAATGCTACTACTTGTTTTAGAATTTAAAAGGACACTGTTACTTAAATCTTTTAAATCATCTTCTTGATCGTCCAACCTTTTTTCGTGTCTATCAAGTCTTTTAAATACAGACAACATACGCTCTTCAATACGTGCTAAATCAGAGACTGTATCAGATAATTTATCTAACTTTTCTTCTATGCGCTCAAGGCGCGAATCTGGAATCATTACAGCCACCACCACTTATCTCCCAAAAGTTTGAATAAAACTAACGGTTCCCATAAGGATACCACCAGCTACCATCAACCCTATAATAATGGCTGATACATCTAACATTCTTCTTTGTCTACGTCTTTGTTTATAAATCATACGTTCTCTTTTAGCTCGTATGTCTCGACGCATTTGCATCATTTCTTTGTAAGTTTCTTTACCGTAAGCCCAAGTAATTAATTCTCTTACTTGCTTTTCTTGTTCTTCTATTTTCTTTTTAGCAATAACAGCATTAAGTGCTTGTTCCTCTACTGATCCACCATCAAACATCTTTTTAAATAGCGGTGGGTTTTCTGCTTCTTTTTCAGCTTCTTTTATATCAGAAACTAAGCCGTACCAGTGACCTAGCTTTTGTGCTACGTGTTCAATTTCAGCGCCTTTAGATACAAGTATCTGTACACCTTTGAACGTAGTAGACGCCATTGCTACCAAAGATATAGGGTCCATTCATTTCTGACCTAAAAGTTTTTTAATTTTTTCTTGTTGCTTTAAAATTTCTTCTTTTTGTTTTTGTAGTTTTAAAAATTGTTTATCTATAAGTGATAACTCTGGCAACAGCACTACATTATTTTTTTTCATGGCTTTGTAGGCCATGTGATAGTACCGGGAAAATCTGTCTGCTGTGGCACATCACGCAAAGCCTGCCTGTAAGTCGCCATATCTGCCGACATGGTTACATCAGACAACCCGTAGTGGTCTGTAGCCTTTAACAGTTCGTCCCGTGTAGAGCGTTCTGAGGCCGCTAAAGAAGCCTTGTCAGCCGCAGTCTTGGCGTCCTTCTGAGCCTGCACAGTGACAGTGTTGCCGTCATCGTCCGTATACTCAGCAAACATCTCATGCTCTGTCCAAGCCTGCACCCAGTTGCCGTTAGCGTCCTGCTCTACGCCGTTGCGTACAACCATTTTAAAGTCGGCAGAAGGTTCTGGCTTAGGTGATGCTAGTACAGGATCAATTCCAAGTGTTTCGTTTACGTTGTCATTCCAAACTTTTGGTAATGACACATTTGAGTTGTCGCTTCGGATTTGGCCTTGAGATTTGACCTCACCCGTTGATCTAATGCGATATTCCGACATAGTTGATTCCCCTATGCTATTGCGTAGAAAAAGTACGTACCACCAGATTTGTTCATTGAGGTATCGCTGTTGTCTGTTGGCGCTGATGATGTAATAGTAAAACCGCTAGAAAGAGGGTCTATGTAGTCTGTGTTGGTAACTTCAGCCGCACTTGAGTTCAGTACTAAATAAGGGTCGTTACCCGCCACAATTCCACGCACAGAATCCCATAAGAGCCAGTAACCAGCGACATCTACACGCTTAATGAGTACAAACCTAGCGCCAGCACTAAACCCACAGTCAATATCTTGAGCCGACCCTGTTCCTGTATAAGTTCCTAGCTTTGAAATGCCAGCTACTGATGCAAATAAATAAGCTATATAGTTGTAGCCCGAACCGCCGATTTCATTATTTTGACCAATCCTAAACTGAGTAGCTGTTGGAAGGGTTGGAAAAAACTGACTCGCATTATTTGTTATGTACTCGTTACCTTCATCAAGATGTAAGCGAGATGAAGTTCCTCCTGCTGTGGTAAAGACATTCCAGTATTCAGCGATATCCCTACCTTTACAAATAATCATCTCAGGAACCACGCCTAAGTTATGATTATGCCAAACAGAACCTCCTGTACCCGCATAACAAACAACATCAAAGAACCCCGGTGCGCGTCTCCATGCCCAGCCAGTATGATTTGCCATGCTAACGGACGAATCCATCCAGCCATCGTTGTAGTCAAACCTAGCATTCGCCTTATTGGCTTCAGTACCCCTAGTAATATCTAATCTTCTGCCTTGGTTTAGCCTTCCAACAACGTCAAAGTCTGCCGTTGAACTAGCTGTTCTAAAGAAACCCATATCGACGGGAAATCCTGTATCAAAGCCGGGGTCATTAGCGTCACCCGCATCCACATTAAACAAATTAGTAGCCACAAACTCTTCTGCTGGCTTGTGGGGTCTGCGGATGGCTACATAAATATATGTATTTCCGTTCCCATTATAGTTTCCGTTAGTGGTTGTAATTTGAAAACCTGATGCAGTAAGAGACAATGCGTCATGATCAAACCCTGTTCCAGTGGCGTTAGGATTAAGCCCTATCTCATTTTGTCCAGAAACAATACCTCTCATAGAGTCATATATGTACCAATTTGCGCCCGCCGGATATCTCATTAAAATAAACTGGGGCTCAAACCCAAGATCAATTACCGGTCCAGTTGCACTTCCATTACCCGTGTAGCTCCCACACTTAATAATGGCTTCGTCTTCATCTGTGCCAAAACGCTGATCGTCATGGGCAAAAAAATATGCAACATAAGTTTGTCCAGAAGCATCAATTTCCGATCCTGTGTCAATACTAAACTGAGTGCTTGTACACGTTGTTTTTCCAATTTCATAATTATCATCAGATGACTCTGCATCCGTTTTATTAAGCTTTAAGTGCTTTCCAGAATCTAAACTTCGATGATAAACATACCAGTTCGACGCCCCAGTTGCTTGTTTTATAATTACCATACCCGGAACAGCATCTAAGTCGTGGTTTATTGTTTGACCGTTTTCACCAGACCCCGTATAAGTTTGTATATCAAAAAACCCCGGTGCCATGCGGAATGACCAGTTGACAAAGCTATTGCTAGAGTCGTTAAAAAAGCTACTACCACTGGCCTGTGTGTGTCCGTTGGAATTGAAGGTCACATTTCCTTGGCTTGCTTCGCCAGCGGCTGTGTCATCTGACTCCAGCCTGTATCCGCTGACAGTATCAGTTAATTGATTTGATACGCTTGACGTTCTGGATTTAGTCCAAACCAAACCACCTTCTCCAGACAAATCAATGTCAGTTACGATGTTTAGGCTACTTCCAGTACCTTTATACAAAAACGTAGAAAACACATCGTCAACGTAAACAGGATCGTCTTTAGCACCAGCGCCTGCGAGTAGTCTTAAGGCTCCGTTACTCATTAACCCATTGCCTGACCGGCAGTAAAGCCGTAGTAAGTAGTGCCGCCGTCTATTGTGAAGAAGACAAAAACGTCTACTCCATTATTAGTAGCGGTTAGTGTTGGTGCTGTAGCCGCCGCCCAATCAACGCTTCCCGGCCAAGTAATTGTCCTTGCGGAACTGTCTTGAATTACCTTTAAAACAAATATAGAGGCTTTGCCGCTTGCCGCAGGATTGCTAAATGTATAAGTGACATTCTCAGTCAGGTCGTGCAGAAACGAATTACCATCACGCAGATTAAGTGTCGCCGCATTTGAGCTAGACGTAATTGTCGTAGACTCGTCAATCGTCCCGTTGTCAAACGTCACTACGCCGTTGGCATCTGCTGTTACCGCCTTAGATGCCGCTGTTAATCCAAGCGTAGCAATATCTAAGTAGTTAATCTCTGCTGTAGTGGCTGTAACACCATCCAAAATATTTAGTTCTGCGGCAGTGCTGGTAACGCCATCAAGAATATTTAACTCTGCGGCAGTTGATGTAACCCCATCAAGGATATTTAACTCTGCCGCAGTACTGGTAACGCCGTCTAAAATATTAAGTTCGGCTGTAGTGCTAGTAATACCATCAAGAACATTTAGCTCAGTAGCTGTTGCACTAATAGCTACATCTTCGTTGAGTTTAGGAGATGTAAGTCTTTTATTAGTTAGTGTGTCTGTTGTTGCACGACCTACTAAAGTATCAGTAGCCGCTGGAAGTGTTAAAGTTACATTTCCACTGTAATCAGCGTGTGCGGCTGATTGAAGCTGAGTGTAATGGGCGTTACTAGACTCACAATAAAACTTAATGTTTGATACAGAGCCAGCATTTTTAAGAACAATTTCACCAGACTGAATATCTACATTACCATCAAGCCTTACAAGACCTGTACCGTTAGGGGTAATGGTTATATTACCGTTTGATACACTAACAATATCTTGACCATTTACATCAAGACTACCGCCTAGCTGTGGTGTAGTATCTTCAACAACATTTGAAATTTCTGAACCAGACAAAATGCCTGCTGTTAATGTGGCCCTAGTAACTTTCTTTAGCCCACCACCAGAAGTATCTACAGCCAAAAGAACATCATCATTTGCAATTGTAGATATTTCTGAAAGATCTCCTACGGCTGTAGGATTAAAGTTTGTTCCATCAGCAATAAGAAGATGACCAGAAGTATTTGTAGCCATTACAAGATCATCACCGCTAATAGTAAGATCGCCTGTAATAGTTAGGTTACCGCTGATTGTATCAATTGCAGACTCAAAATATGTTTCAAAGTCTGTAAGAGCTACCTGTTTCATTGTGCCGTTGTCATTTACAATAACACGATCAGCATCAGCAAGCGTTGTAGCTGTAGCGGCTGTGTCGCCGTCTATTATGTTTAATTCAGTTGCTGTAGATGTTACACCATCAAGAATATTAAGTTCTGCGGCAGTCGATGTAATAGCAGTTCCGTTAAAATTAATTGCGTCTACATAAGCCGTACCATCTATGTACAAATCTTTAAACTCAAGAGAGGCTGTTCCTAAATCAATATCATCATCTGTTACAGGAACTACTGCACCATCTTGAACACGAATCTGTTCTACTGCACTGCTAGAGACTTCTACAAAAAAACCTATGCGGTTATTTGAACCATCGACTGTAATCTTATTTAAAAAATCTAAATCACCAATGGTGGGAACATTGCCGCCTTCTCCAGCAGTGCCATCATGTCTATGGCCTGTAGAAGATGCAGATGAACTAGAGTATGCAAAAGCATTGAGAAGCTGATTATATTCGTTATTAAACAACGCGGCAGTAATTGTATCGCCATCTGAAAATGTACTTTGTCGTGTATAACTTTGGGCCATTATTATCTCCTACCTGATGGCATATAATCTATATAAAAACCATTTACACCATACGGGCTACTTGTATCGTTTGATCGTAGGCGTATACTGAATGTGTTGCCACTGCCTGTAACTGTTTGTCGGAACATAGGATCAGATCCCGCCCCAAATGAAGCCACGCCAAAAACAGCATCACCAAATGTCCCCGGAAGAGGTATAGTTGATAGTGTTATATCTGAAGGCTGTGGTATGTCTAAATCTTTGTAATCATACCGCAACCTTAAAACTGGCTGTAATGTTCCTTCAGGTGAAAACGATGTGCGAATATATTTTAAAGTTTTACGTGTTCCTATATCTCCACAATCAATGTCAGGTGTTTCATAAGTCGCTAAGATATTAGCTTCACTACCGTCATGTAGAAATGAATCGCCTGTATCGTGGTTATAAACGTATCCATCTTTGTCACCATGAAAAGCAACTTCTACTACATCTTTATTAAAGTCTGATGTGATGCCTAATGCTTGTATCCCTAAAGTTTCTGACCACTCAAACCCCTGACCTGTAAATGTTCCTATAACGCCTTTTGCTACTCCGGGTTCTTGAGAGGTCGTAGAATAAAATAAACGATATTGGGATTTAGATCGAAGCACAGCACTTGTAATAACAAACTGTCCTGCGCGTGATGCTAAAGAACTTATAATATCTTGTATCTGTCGAGATACAGAACTTAACTCAACGTCACCAATACGGGCTGTACCAGCAATAGTGCGGATACCGTCTGGTGCTAAAAAGACTAGATCACCTCCTACCTCTTGAATAGAGTAATGCGATAAACAACCTACATTTTCTGTAATTGGATCTATGCGAATATTTGAGCTATCATTAATGTTGATAAGTTTTTGAATACTATTTTTAGAAAAAACAATTAGATTTTCACGGAAGCTCTTGACACCCTGTACTTGATCTGTTATAGCTACAGAACCAGAACCACTACCACTAAAGTCATCAATGTCATTATAGACACTATAAAACACAGTGTTTAAATTATCTTCTACTCCAGCGGCAATTAAGTGATGATCGTGAACCGTTACATACTTTACGCCTTTAGTTCCTGTAACAGTAATTTCAGACGCAAAGAAAGTTCTTGAACTAACTGCACCGCCTGTGCCTTCCATTCTAAATAAAAATGGTTTGTTGCTTCCGTCAGCGATTACTATCTCGCCATAATCAAAGTTAGCACCTTCAAACAAAGCAAATGTGCATTGACCTTGAGTAGAGCGTGTAAGAACTGAGCGGCCTGTAAATGTTGTGTGGTTGTCGCCACTACCTGAAACACTATCCCTGTTTATTTGTAACCAGCTTGTGCCGTTGTTACTAAAAAATATATCAGTGCCAGAGCAAACAATAACGCCATCACCATATGCCGCCAGACCTAAAATAGGATTAGAGCTATTAGGTTGTGCAGAAGAACCGCCACCGTAGGCTGTAAAGCCATTTACACGGCGATAGCCACCATCAGGATCAACCTCAAAGTTTTCTAGTACTTTGGCAAAACCCGGTTGACCTAATACCTCAATAGAGTTTAAGTTTGTGTTAAGTCCACCTTTACATGAAAACCCAAAAGCCTGAGACATTAGACAAGCCTCATGCGATCATCTTTGATGTACTTGGGTGCTGGAAACATTAGAGCATTCTTCATAAGTCGTAAGCCTCTACGATATTCTTCTAAGGCTAGTGCGGCTGGCTGAATATTTTCTTTAAACTGATGCACGTAATATCTAGCTCGTGCAAGTAAAACAGTTTTGTAAATATCAGGGAATACAATTGTATCGCCATGCGCTGATAGTTGTGTAGGCTGATTAAAAGCAAAAAAATGAACTTTATATACTTTGTCAGGTATAGGACTTAATCCAAAATTACGCCCATCGCTACTACGAAAAACTCTGCGAGGTTCACCACCATCAGCATCGCCAGCATCGTCTTGATTTTCTTTAGCACGATGATAGTCTTTCCATTCTTCTAAGGTTATAAACTTTAGGTTTTGACTGACGTAGGGGGCTGTTTCGCCTGATACGCCTACTGTAGTCATATAAAAGTCATCCCAATCTACATAACCGTAATCATCCACCAAAGACGAACTAGCGGCTTTGATTTCGTACCAGCGTTGATTAGCAACAGTTTCTACAGTTACATTACCGTACAGCGGGTCTGTTGAGCCGCTTTCACCTACAGAAAGAAAAGGCCACTGAGGTTCTTCAAGAACAATGTCAAGGTATGCTCTGTTGACACAATCTTGAGCGTGTGCTTGAAGACCAATAGCAGAAGAAAAATTACTAGAGGTTAATACAACCTCGTTCATTTCTCTTAGTAATTCATTTGTAAGCTGTAGGTATGTAGTCGCCATTATTTTTTATGAACCTTTTGTATTTCAAAATTAGCGTTTAGCGTTGCGCCTTTGTGGGGCTTAAACTTACCTGTATGCTTCATAAGTTTATAGCCACCCTTAGACTGTTTCATCCAGTGATACCCTTTAGGCGCGGCGACTTTCATCAGGGTTCTCCTGTTCGTTTCTGAGCTTTGGGTACTTTTGATCTCCTTGCTTTAAATAAGGAAACTGATTCTCTGTCATCTCAGCACACATACGCTCTTTTTCTTGGATAGACTTGTATTCGCGTTTTTCAACTTGAGTAGTCATTAGTTTGCTCCAGCTTTAGGCATAGCATCTGCTACAGTGCTTCCGTATACAGGCTGAACGCTACCGCCTTTTGCATACATTTGACCGCCGCCCATTTTTTTCTTACGCCCATACATATTGCCGCTGTGTCCAGCTTTAGCTTGACCACCATGACCATACATTTTCTTGTCTTTCATGTAGTCTTCTCCTTCTTTCTAAAAATACGATCATAGTTATCTTCGTATTTTTTACGGTTTTCATACTTAAGGTACTGACCGCTTACCTTAGTTCGTCTTTTAGGACTCATTCTAATTGGCTGTTGTTCACTTCCAATCTGTGGCATTACTTATCTCCAGAAAATAAAAGGGGGAGTATTTCATCCCCCTATTAGTTTTAGTCGATGCCGTAGAAGGCAGAGACAATTGACTCGCCACGCAGAACCTTAGCACCATAAACGTGCAGGCCGCGAACGATATCACCAAAGCTAGACGGATCACGAATCACTTCTGTATTCACAATAGTCTGTGCAGTACAGGTGGATGAGATGTGTCCAGCAAGACACTTACCAGCCGCGTTAGAGGTCGATGCAATGTTGTTGGTCTTGTACATATCAAAACCACGCAACTTACCAGAGCTTACCAAACCATTACGAATGGAGCCTTGGCCTGCATTGAAATCAACGCTCAAGAGCTTAGAGCTACTTTGTACAAGTTGCTCATAGAACTCAGGATTAGCAAGGAACCAACGACCCTCTTCAGGTACGTTCTGCTCATCAAGCAGACGCGCCATGTGTGAAAGTACGTCGATAGGATCATGCTCACCAGAAGCGTAGCCAATGTCGAGGTTACCAGTACCGTCGAAAGTACCAGCCGCCAAGTCAGTAGCGTTATCAGAACCAAGGATATGGTTCGGAGAAGACGCAGGAACGCCAGCAAACATAGTGGCAATTACACCCTCATCAAAAGCATCACGCAATGCGTAAGCGGCTGAAGAAGATGCAACTTCCTTAAAGTTGACATGAGACATAGAAGTTTCGATATCGTCAACGATGAACTTAAATGCGTTCGCCGTATCGACAACGAGGTTGACTTCCTGATCGGTCAACTTAGTTTGAGTTACGTCCTGACCACGCTCATATTGGTAAACGGTGATTACCGGCTCTTTGATGATACGTACTGTATCGCCGTAAGCAGTAATTTCACCAGCATAGTCGGTGTTAGTGATTGCTTCCGCTACTGAAGACTTCCGAAAGAAGTTGAGTACCTTCTTGGAATAGACAGCAGGAAGGAAGTACGAGTTAGTCTGACCCGCTACAGAGTTGCCAAAGTTCGCATCTGTATCTGTAGACGGCTCAAAGTACTGATCTGATTGGTTATAAGCCATGTTAAAAATCTCCTAAAAAGACAAGTGTTATCTTGCTACCCGTCCTTCTTCGATGGCACGATCAATTTCTGATTCGTAACGATCATACTCATCCATAGACAGGGAAGCAATTTCCCGTTGTGTCCAAATCTTGGCTTCGCGTGGTTCAACGCCGGTAGTCTTTGTTGATACCATATCAGCCGCATTGGACTTTGAAAGTTGTGACGGACGAGAAGATTTTTTAATAGCAATATTATTTTCCATCTTATAAAGATCTATTGCACGACTAGCTAATCCAACATTATCTGGGTTTTTGTAGATCCAACGCTGAATTTCTTCAGGCTGAGTCTTAGCCCATTCGTGAAAACTGTCATCACCCCTGATATCTTCAAAGTCAGGGTGTCTCTCTCTGAGAGCCGTTTCAGCATCACGCTTTGACATTTCTGCCTCACGCATTTCAATTACTGATAGCTTTTGTTGAAGAGCGTTCATCTGCTCTTCGCTTCTCATATGAGCAACTGTTTCGACAGTATCATATAGATCTGGATACTCTGATTTAAAGCGTTCAAGATCTTCAGCACTTTTTGGCGGTTGATACTGCGGTTGAGCAGATCGTGCCATAGCCTCTAGTTCTTGTTCGCGTTGCTTAAACTCAGAGATCTTAGTATCGTAATGTTTTTTTAGATCGTCATACCTTTTTTTATAATTGGTACGAGGACGCTTTTCATCTTGAGGGGTTCCGGTATTTTCGGAAGTAGCCTCTTGTTCCTCAAAAAATAATGAATCTGCACTGCTAGTAGTTTCAGCATCATCTTCATGCCAAGACTTTTTTGCGTTGTACGGATTCGCTTGCTCTTCTTCACTCATGTCACTTCTCCTTTCTGGGGCTTGTTGTCTCTTCAAGGTGGCTGTGTTATTGCGCTTCTAACACAGGGTCTTGATACTACAAGGTGGCCTCAAGGTTATAAAATAATAAGGGGCTAGAGTTCTAGGTAGCCTTATTGGTTCATTAAGCTAGGCATCCGGTTTGAATATGCCATTTGACGTTGAAGAGTATCTTCATCATCTTTTTCCATGTCATATCTTTCCATGCCTTCTACGGGCATTCCACCTTCCGCTTTAGCCAAAAGACCGCCATCAAAAGCACGTTCAGCATCATCCATCATTGTTTGGAGATTGTCTGCGCCTATTTGGTCAGTCGCTTTTTCGGTGATAACAAACTCACCGTCCGATAGCCTCGCGGGTATCGAATCTGATATGCCAGTACCGGGGCCTTCAACTTCCCCAGAACCAGCAAATTCTGTTGCATTAAGAATAATCTTATCTAAGATCCCTTCTAGTCTTGGATCTTCGTCTAGAACCTTAAATAAATATTCTTGCTCTTCGGGTTCTAATACTTCTTCAGCTACGTAATCTACGTACTCTTCTTCCATCTCATCGTCTGGAAGCATATCTTCAGCCTGTTGCATTTCTTCTTCTGGGCTGATGTTATCGTAGGTGTCTACTGGAAGTTCTTCAGCAGGCATCATCATTTCTGGTGGAACCATTAAAGAGCCTCCTTCATTTTTTTCCATTCTTTTAGCATCTTTTAAAACGTCATTTTTAAAGGAAGCAAACTGACTGCCCCCTAATTCTTCTTTTAATCTATTAACTTTTTTAGTTAGTTCTTTTTGTTTTTTATTATATTCTGCAATTCCTTTTCGGGTAGTAGGTTTTTTTGATGAGTCTAATTCAAGAATAGCTTTTCCAGCTTCTGACATAAACTTTAAAATTTCTGAAGCTTCTTTTCTACTTTCTGGGCTAGGGTCTTTTCCTGTTAATTTTACAATTGCTTCATCGTCTATTTCTTCAAGGCTCATTTCCAAAGAAGATAGTAAAGACCCTTCAGCAAAAGCTCCACGCCCTTTTAACACATCTGCATAAGAAACTTTACCGTCTTTATTAAGGTCTGGAAAACCTCCATCAGCTTTTTGTTCACGCATAGCGTCTATTGCTTGATAGCCTTGTCGCAATACAGGCTCATCATATTGTCCGTCAATATATATTTGAAAACGATTTTGTATTTCTTGTCGTTCTTCAGGAGTAGCGGCGTTGTCCAATGCTTTTTGATTAGCCATAAAATCTTTTATGAAATTTTCTATTTCAGTTTTATTTCTATTATCATTGGGCATCGTCATTATCCTTTCGTCTTTGATTTACTTGTTCTTTTAATGTAAGGAGGTTAGCCAGAGAACTCGCTCTCCCCTGCCTGCGGAACAGCTCCGGTTCCGATGTTTCCATCGCCAGTGCCTGTAACTCCAACATCCGTAGGTTCTGAAGGTGTTCCTTCAAGGGTTCCCATAACGTCTGGTTGTTCACTAATGGGGCCAGACTGTTCGCCAGTTGCTTGTCCAACATTATTTTGCATTCCTATAATCTGTGCGGCTATTGCCGCTTCTTCGGGATCGTTGAGGATTTCGTCAGGATCAAGATCCAAACTATACGCCAGTTCGCTAATAAGCTTTGACATTTTAACGAACGGTGCAATAGCTGGGTTTTGAGCCGTCTGAAGAAACATCGTCAACCGCTGACTTCTTACTTCTTTTTGCATGAGACTATTTGTACCCATAGCCTTAATCTCTAAATCACCAGCAGTCTTTAGATCTCCGTCAAAGAACTGCATATTCCATTGAAAATAGGATTTACCTAAAGGCTTTAGTAAGAAATCATCAAGATTCTTTACGACTGTTTTAATGTTAAGCGAGGCCGCTCCAAGCAACATTGACATACCAGAAGCTGTACGAGTCATACTCTGTACGCCTGTTTGACCATGTGAATAGCTAGGAATACCTGTTTGTTCATCTGCAAGCTGTCGGAACTTATCGAACATCATCAGATTTTCTTGAGATGTGTTCGGAAACTTCAAGCCATGAATAGCTTGGCCTTGCATACCCGACTGACGCCTAAAGACCTTGCCGGGATAAATTTCCATACTTTGTCCACCGACAAGCATCGTTTCATCTACATCAAACACCAACGAGCCACTAAGGGCTAGGTTGTCAATTGCCAGCCTTGCATGACCATTCATAATCTGCTGGCTGTCATTCATGTTTTCAGCTACACCTACACCAAAAAAACTGTAAGGGTTTCTTTCGTAGGGGAACGCATTGTAGGGAATACGGTGTGGCGTAAAGGGATTAATAACAGCCCTGAGTACAAGGCCATTACAAACCCAAGCATTAATCTGTACTTCATCAAGAACGTCTACCTCTTCTGGAAGTTCAATACCAACATCTTTAGCGTATTCTGCATCCATCAAACCCCAATACTCAAGAACTTCAAAACGACTAGCGCCCATCTCTGACATACGCTGATCGTCTTTTAGTTCGTACTCGTAATCTTCTTCTGTGTAGTTAGGGCCAAGCATCATACAATCACGAATAGCATCTTCGTTAAAGTATGGCATTTTTCGTAATGCTCTAAGTTGAGAACGATTAAGCTTGTGACGATGTACTACATACTCACACTCTTCAATACCTGTAGCATTAGGATCAGGAAAGAAATCCCAAACGCTAACAAATTCAATCCTTGGCACACGCACCGCTGTAGGTGTGTAGGTTCTTCCATCTTCTCCATCTTCCCACCTATGTAATGTTTTATTAAAATTAAATGGGCCTTTTACAATACCAGTACCAAATAACGTAGACTCAAAGATGGCATTGCGTAGTTCTGTAGAACCGCCTGACTCGTCAATCTGATCGTGAATCAGTTTTTCCATGTTTCTCGCGGCTTCTTTAGCTGGAGAAATTTCTGGAATATTCGGAATAGGTGTTGGACCTTCAACAAAAGTAACTTGATCGTTGTTTTCTAGATCTTCAAATAACCCTTGCCCAGAGTTCATTCTAGCTCCGGGTTTTAGTACACGACCATCCCCAGTAAAGCCAGCACCGCTTTCGCTCATTTCTTTAGGAGCCTCGCGCTGTGCAGTTGTTTCAATACCGGGAGCCGCCTGTGTATCAAGGTGCATATACTCACTAACGCCTTCAGGCAAAGGAGTATGTGACACACCAATTGGGAATTTACCTGTACCAAATACTACATCAATAAGCTGTCCAAAAGCCGCAAGAACTTTAGTCTTCGTAACTTTAATAAATACACGAGACTTTTCAGATTCTCTGAATCTTACATTTTTTGGATAGATTCCACGGAAGTTGTGATACGCCGTAATCCAACGGTTTTCGTCAGAGTCTCTAGCCATCTTAGAGTCTGCAAACCTTGCTTCAATAAGGCCAGCAAGGTTTGATTTGACTTGAGCATCTGCATTGATAGACAGACCATCTTCACCTTCTACTGATTCAAAGTAAAGATTGTTTGCACTATCAACTATAGTGTTTTCTTCTGCCATAGTTTTACGGTAGCGTTATAAAGTCAATTACGAATGTAACTGTAGTTGCGGCAGTTGCTAGGTCGCTTGCTAAAGGCTTTAAACGAATGTGTAATGTTCGCTCTGAAGAACTTGCCAAAGAAGCGGCAAGTGTCATAGCCTCTGAAGTTGCAGGGCCACCACTCATGTTTGCAAACTTATTAGCTACTGCTGGAAGGCCATTTTCAACAATAAATAAAGGCGTATTCGCGGCGATTGTTACAGCACTACCACCATCGTCAGCAATTGCTTTTTCGTCAATAATTTGACCACCGCCAGCGGCAGTGCCAAGATCAAAATCAATATCATCGCCAGAAGAACCACCTGTTACAAGGTTTCCTGCGGCAATCATAATAATATTTTTAATGGACGTACCGGCTGGTTGCGTAAAGCTAACGTCATAAGTAGCGTTTGCTGTTACTGCAATTGTGCCTGTAGTGGCTGTGGCTTGTGCGCCCACTCGTGTTGCGATAGCACGAACATCCCCAACACTGGGGACGCCTACATTGTCGCGTACATCAATAACTCCGGGTAGTGCTGACATAATGTTTCTCCTATAAAGGTGTTAGACTAACTAAAGAATATATAATACTAAAACTAATTACTATACCTAATGTATAAATACCCCAAGTATTAAAGGGTCGCCAAATGTTAGAGTGCTTTCTCAAAAAATACCCCTGCGTAATTACCACTTTTTTCTACGCCAATTTGTAACGTGTCATTTATGCTTTTTGTAGCTTTTAATGAATGAGATCTGTTACCAAACTTATCTGTTGAAGTTTCACCACGAACTTTAAAACCTTTGCGTTTGTACGTAGCACCTACTCCAGCCCTTTGATAATCATCAGTTCCTGATACCGACATAGATAAATCTAAATCACCTACAGATTTATGAGCAGATAACCCACCCATATTATATATATCTCTTTTTTTCTTCATATTAGTATCCA